CAAGAATGAACAGAAGGATAATAACTGAAACAATTCCAAAGCTGAAGCTCGTCCAGTCTACGCCTAGGTACATCGGCAGATTCAAAACCACGTTGTATAAACGCTGTAATTGGGAGTCTATAAAAGATCGCACCGTTCTCCATAATGGCATGAAACAAGATCGACTTACCTGTAATAGATGAGATGCCGAAGATAATACAATCTTCAACTTCGCCGTGATGTTTTTTGAGATCATAAAGATATTCTCTTCTGATTTGTGCATACTCTACTGGAATGTTCGCGTTTAAATAAGCCATAATTATCCATAAATATCACCCCAAGTCTTCCCTGATTCAAAGTCAACTTTATTGGGAACAGACAGACTAACAGCATTTTCCATAATTTCAATTATTCTTTTTGCCTCGGTATCATCTTTGACAGATATATCTAACTCATCATGAATCTGTATGTGTGGTATGATACCTTCTTTATATAAATCTACCATAGCTTTCTTTGTCATGTCAGCTGCAGATCCTTGTATTAATTTATTTAAAGCTTTGTATGTAAAAGCTCTACGTATATGTCTTAGTGTATAAGTCTTAACTGCATCTTCAAACTCCATAGGCTTATGCATACCAAATTGATTTGGTTCCCATTTATTAAATCTACATCTACGTCCCAGCAATGTGCCAATCTCTCCAGTTGTTTGTGCGTGTCTTGACGTTGTGTTCATCAAGTCTCGAACAAAAGGCACGTTTTCATGATATTGATTAAATAAATCTTCTGCTTCTCGTTTTGTATTTAAGCCAAGCTCTGCTTGTAATTTTGTTTTACCCATACCGTAGAACAATCCTAGATTAATTGTCTTGGCTTGTGTTCGAGATATGTTTGCCATATCAGCTACAGTTTGGTGGAAGTCTACAGAATCATCTTTAAATTTTTCTACTATGTTTATAACAGAATTATCAAAACAGATTGGTTCGGTTGTAGCTGCGTAATGCACAACCAATCTTGGTTCTTGTTGAGAGTAGTCAAAACAACCCCACTTATGATCTTTTTCAGGTAGAAATAATGAACGTATCATAGGACCTAAATCTTTATTACGAGCAGGTATCTGTTGTAGATTAGGATTAGAATATGAAAATCTACCAGTAACTGTACCACCTTGGTCAGATCTTATTGGATTAATATCTGCGTGTATTCTACCCCTATAATTATGCTTTAATATCGTGTCTATAAAGGTTGTGTGTGCCTTGTTTATCTCTCTAGCTTTTGCTATATTCTTAACCATAGGATGTTCATGAGTGGAAAGGAAATTTTTTGTAAATGAAGGTGACCCTGTTTTCTCGGTTGTGGCGTAAGTTAAGGAAAGTTTATCAAATACTTTGGCTATCGATCTTGCTGCCCATATTTGAACATCTAATCCTGTTTCTTTTTTTACTGCTAGTAGGAGTTCTTCTTCCTGTTTATTTAACTGCTGTTTCAGCTTATGAGCACGTTCGATATCGACACGAACGCCTTTAAATTTCATATCTATTAAACATGGAAACAGTTGTGTTTCTAAATCAAATATTTCTACAAGTTGTTTTTTTTGTATCTCAGCAGATAGTCTTTTAAATAAATCTAAAGTTAGTTTAGCATCTTGCTCTGCATAATTTCCAACATACATTGCAGGTAGTTTATATAACTCTTTCTTAGGATCTATTCCCCAAGACTCTGCAGCTTCCTTCAAAGCTTTCTCATCTTTAACTTCTCTTAAATAATCAAAGGAAATACTATTAAGTGTGTACCATAATCTATTCTCATCAATTAAAGATGCCATCAACATAGTATCCATAATGTGACCATTAATTTGTATACCGTAAGATCTAATCCAACAAACATCATACATAGCGTTGTGAAATATTTTGTAAGAATCTGTTGCACAAACTTTTCTAAACCATTCTAAAACAATTTTTCTATCTAGATTACCACCACCTTCATGTGCAATAGGGTAATAACCTTTCCATCCTTCTACAGCTACAGCTATACCAACTATCTCTCCTCGACCTTGTATGGCACCCGACCCTCTTGCTTTTAAATCTGGATCTTTTGTTTCTAAATCAATCGCAATATATTTTTCTCCTGATAGATCAGGAAAATTTTCTGGGCAATCCCATTCAGTTTGAACTGTAAACATTATTTCTTTTTATCTTTTAATTTTAAAATTTCTAATTCACAATAATGAATTATCTTTTCTAAGTCTTCTACCTTATTTTTAGATAAATATCTACAAACATATTTCACAACACAGCCTTGGAAAAACGAGAGATTATTTTTAGAAATAAACTCGTACGGCTGAATGTGAAAATTTTTATAGTGACTCCCACCTACCTGCCTTGATTGTGGGAATGCTTTTTCTAAACCATCTGGATCTGTCATATTATTGGTACTCCTATGTTATATTGATATTCATAACCTTGATCAGTTATAAATAATTTTTCTTTTGCTCTAGTTATACCTACAAAAAATGTACGATGTTCAGGATCAGCATCTCTTTTTGCTGACTCATAGATAATTCTTTCTATGTCTGTAAACAAAACAACGTTATCTTTCTCTTCACCTTTTACACTATGTATTGTAGATAATTTTATCCTTGCAGGCTTCATTAAATCATCGCCTGATTCTAATAATTTTTTTATATATAGTTTGCTATCTTCTGGAAATTTTAATATTTCCCAGCCGCCCGCTGCTAGCAACCCGTGTTCAGCTCTAAGCTCTTCTAGATTTACTGATGTTATACCTTCTAAAGTTTTACCACCGGCAAAACCTCTAGTCAGATGTCCATCTTTTACAGTGAGAAAATCCCATAGATCTTTTACATCTTCTTTATTAACATAAGCTCCTTCATTCAAACGCTTCCAAACTTTATATGCGTTTAACATTTTACTAGGTAGTAGCTCCTGTGCTTTAGATTCAAATCTGTAATTCATTCTGTATAAATGTTCACGTAACCTTTCTAACATTTTATTCGTTCGAGTCAATATCAACCACTCACCAGTTGAAAAGTCTATGCTTTCAAAATCTACATTGGTGTGTAGTTCACCCTCTACATCTCTGGGTAGCCATTTTTTTTCCAAACGTTTTGTCATGTGAGGAAAAATAGAACTAGCTAGTTTATGTATTACTCTTGGGACCCTACGTGATTGTATCTGTGCATCTACTTCACCCTCTAAATCTATAAATACTTTTGGATCAGCACCTTGAAATGTATAAATAGTTTGATCATCATCTCCTGCAATATAAGATCGATCACACCTACTCTCTATATAAAAAAACATTTTCCATTGCAAAGGACTTAGATCTTGGGCTTCATCGAGGAAGACTGCATGTAGTGGTGGACACTTGTCCTCCTCGACAAACTTGGAAATCATATCAGCATATTCAATCATACCTGTTGATTCTTTGTATGTATCTAGATCTGCTTTAATTTGTTCTGTTAACCATATGTCTGTTGTGTAATGTAAATCTAATTCAACAGCTGCTCTTTCTAATGATATGTTTTTATTTCTAGCAAACTCAATAATTTTCATATGTGGGTTCACATGTTCTACATAACCATTTACATTTATACGTGATTCAAAAGATAAGTCTGCGCAAAGTCTAGAATAGTTTTTAAATCCTTTCCATTTCTCATTCTTTAATAACTGTGTTTTTGTATTGATACCACATTCTTGTGACCCCATAGAGTGCATGGTGCTTACATAAACATTATCATTTGGTATTCTTTCCCTAGCTACTTTTACTGCAGCATTACTAAAAGCTATGTATGCAATTTTTTCTGGGTCAGTCTTTTTTAATTCTTCATCAAGATAATGCATAAGTCTATGTGTCTTACCTGTGCCAGGTGGTCCTGGTATTATTATTCTATGCAAAAGGAACTTCCTTCATTTTCTCTCTTCTTGTATTTGGTTTATCTAATTTAATTGTCTGTAGAGACATATACCTAACACTCTTGTTATTTATTTTCCCTGGTATTTCTTCTGCATCAAATAGTGTTTCTAACATTCTAGCTGTTTTTTGTTTTGAATATTGTTTGTCAGGCCATAGTTTAGTTCTAACTAAATACTTCCAAAAGTCTTTAAATTTAAAATAACTTATGCCATCTTCTGTATAAGACAGACCTCTTAGTATATCTTTCCAATCTTTACCTGGTATTTTATTTATATAGTCTGCTAGTAATTCTTTTAATTGCACGTCTATCTTAGTAGACTCCGGAGCTTCTAAAGGTATGGTGTCTTTTAATAATTTGTTTATTACCTTTCTCCATATAAGTTTGCCGATAGGAGGCATCGCTTGATTTATTTGTTCTAAACATTTTAAAGAAAATCTATCCGGCTCATGTAAGTCTTGTGATTCTACTTCAACTTGCTCATCACCAACAGTCACATAATATAAAGGTGGATCAGAATCATACTTTTGTATCTCTTTTATTTCTACTTCTGGAACTCCATCTCCAACACCAAACTCTTGTAGAACACATTTTTTAGAATTACAAAAAGAAGCAATAGGCTCATCCTTACATTTATAATTATATTCTTTGCCATCAATTGATTTTATTAATGTATCTATTTCTTTTTTATCTAACGGTGGTTTACAATAAGCATCATTATATTTAAATATTTGTGTTTGCCATTGATCAGGAAATCTTTTCTTTGTGTAAACACCAAAGTTATACATCGCATTATTTCTTTGGCCATTTGGTATTCCTTGTTTTGCAATTGTAACTAAACATGGTGGAGCACCTTTAAGTAAGTTGTCAACTGTTTTTTCTTCTTGTATGGTTAATTTAGAGAGTTGATCTTCTGTTAGTTTTACTTTATCATGCGTTTCAAAAAATTGGATTATATCCATAGCCGACCCATCATCTTTAACTGCATATCTCATTGACAATGAAGCGTTGTGATAAGGTAAGTTTAAAAAACTACCTGTGCCACCCTTCTGCATGTCTACTTTATTTTGCTTTGGAAATATTTCTGCATTAGCATAACCTAGTTTGGCTGCCATTTCTTTTAATTTACTTCTGAATAATGCTGCAGGTGCAAACTTATCTGTAAATAAAAATACGTGCGCACCCCCAGATTTAGATCTACACACTAATAATGGAAACTTATGTTCTTTTATCTTTCTAATTAATTCTTTGTGGTCAAAGCCGTTGTATAAATCAATATCTATACAAGACCATTTACACTTATTCTCTTCATTAATAGGAATAATACCGAGAGCAGGATCTTTACCTAACAAATGCTCTGTAAACATTTGTTTAGTTGGTCTTTGCTTTATTATAAAAGATTTTGTTTTGTGCTTTCCTCTTTCATCAAACTCATCTGTCTTTCTAGTTTGACCGTATGCACTATA